ATTATTTGACGAGGTTGAGAAGGCTCACAAAGATATATTCTCAGCATTACTTCAACTATTGGATGAAGGTTATATGACGGATAGTTTTGGAAGAAAAATCAATTTCAAGAACTGTCTAATCATTATGACATCAAATCTTGGGGTGAAAAAGATGCAAGAGTTTGGAGCAGGTGTTGGGTTTAGTAAGACAGGTAATGTTTATACCAACGAAGAACTTAAGAAAACAATGTTAAATAAAGAATTGAAGAACCACTTCGCACCTGAGTTTATCAATCGTTTGGATGAAGTAATTGTATTCAACACACTTCAAAATGACGATATCCAAAAGATTGTTTTGGTTGAGGTTAACAAATTAAAATCTCGTTTATCAAAATTGGGATATAACATTAACTTCGGTCAATCGGTAATTGACTTTGTTTCAAAAGTAGGGTTTGATGATGTTTACGGAGCACGTCCTTTGAAGAGAGCAATCCAAGAAAAGATTGAAGACTACATTTCAGATGAAGTATTACGTGAAAAAATTGTAATGGATAAAACCTACAATATTGAAATTAATGAAGAGGAAGTGTCAATATCAGAGGTTGAAGTTCAACCTGATAAAACGCCAAAAGTGAAAAGAACAAGAAAGAAAAAGGGGGAATAAACCCCCTTTTTTATTTTTAGAAATTATATAATTGTGACCTATGGATAAATTCGTATTTCTGATTACCAAGTTCTTCAACCATTTTTCTACCTGTATTCATACCGGCAAAAACTTCATGGACAACGACATATTCATTTGGTGTGTGATAGTTGTGATAACCAATTGAGAAGTTGATACAAGAGAAGTCAAACTTCTTACGAAGTTGCCAAACGTCAGTGTAAGGGTGTTGCATATATTGAGGTTCAGACAACATACCTTCAGAAAGAACTTTTTTAGCTTTTGACTCAAATTCAGAATCCGTTTCAAAAACTTTAACACCATAACAATATTCTGTTACCATAAAATCGTGAGGAGCGTCAAACTGAATTGCATAACCCACATTACTGAAAAATTCAGGGTCGGCCTCTTTTGAACCCAAACAACCAACTTCTTCTGTTACAAACAAAGCAACTTTAATCACATCAAAGACTTCCAATAACTGAAGACAGGCAAACACTCCACACTTATCATCACCACCAATACCTGTTGGGTTACCCAAATCATTATATGCTTTAAGTGATAAACTTGGATTACCTTTTGAGTCTTTAAGTTGTTCTTCATGGATATTGATTGTATCAATGTTATGAACTGTATCGGTATGTGCAACAATACAAGGGTAGGATTCACCCTCGGTTATCTCACCTTTTGTCACATAAACATTTCCAAAGTCATCAACTTTAAAATTGTGTTTTTTTTCGGTTAAGTATTCAACCAAAAATTCAATCATTAAATCTTCTTTAAATGATTTTGTTGGTATTGACAATACCTTTTTTAAGAAATCAACATTTTCTATCATAGCTTATAAAGATAAGCCATTTTTACATTAAAACAATTCAGGATGATATAAAAAATTTAAGAAAGTTTCATAATCAATTTTAACAGTTTTGTTAAATTCATTACGTTCATAATCGGTATATGTAATAAGTATTTTTCCATCATCAACATCTTGAATTATGAATTTGTTTGGTGTTTTTTCACCAAATGTTTTTTGTGGAGGAAATTCATACCATTTACCAATATCACCATACTTTAAATTTGACAATTTTTCACGTAAATCAGAGTTCTTACGGTAAGAATCAAAATTATCACTATCCTCAATTTTAGTTATGATTTTATCAAGTTCCCAACCAACACTTCTGTTAAAACCTTCATCATCAAAATTTTTATTGTCAAAATATGCATAATAATCTTCATATAAATCTTCATCAAACTCTAGCCCCAATTGGTCAATAGTTGTTTTTAACATATCTGAAAGTTTGGCATCTTTGTCCTCACCAAATTTATCCCAAGTATTTAAAATAATTGAAACAGTTGTCATGTATAGATTGGCACATTTTTTCTCAAAGATATTTGCAGGAATTAAAACGTTACACAACTTAGCTGTTACATAATCTTTTAATCCTTTAATCAAAGCTTCATCATACTCACTTGTATAATCATAAATAATAGTTCCTATTTCATCTGAGAATTCATTCTTTATCCACTTACAAATTTCCATAACCTTATTATTATGGTTTCTTAAATCTTCAACAGAAAGACTAGGCCTTAATATTTTTACTATCTGTTTAACCTTATCTAAATTCTCATCATTAAAGTTATTCAGTAAATACCCCTCTTCCCAATCATAATCCATAGAATATTCATCAACAAAAACATTACCTGAGTGATACGCTCCTTGGAAGGCAACTCTAATTAAAAAACCGTTATTAGTTTCATCACTATTTCTAGCGAAAAGGTCAACATAATCCTCAGTATCAAACGTTAAATAAATCAAAGACTTACCAAGATTTTTTTCGTTTACTCTCGTAATACGTAAAATATCCTCATCGTCTTCGTATCTAACAAAATTTGCAGTAACTAAACCTTCCGTAAAATCTTTTAATGCCTGATAAAGTTGACTCATTAAACTTTTTTTAAATAAATACTTGGTTAAAGAAGAATATATTTATATCTTTACAACATAGTTCTTTGATTTATGGGGGTGTTTTTGGATTTGACAGGAATGAATTTATTATAAAACGCACGTCGGGGCTAAACTAACCCTGTAAAACTGGTTTAAAACACAAACGGCAACACAATTGCAAAACTTTCTACACTCGGTTTAATCCGTACTGAAGAAGTAACTGTAGCCTAATCTAAGATTAGTATACAACGGGGTCGGTGAGCATATAACCTTGCAACAGAAGCTTGTACCGTGGTGTGGTTTCTATCCGAAAAGGAACAAAGTGGAGGATTAGTTCTCAGTAAACCGAACCACTATAAAATAAGGGAATTGTGAAGTTTCGGATTGTTTAGAAAAACAATGACCTAAACGTGTAGTGTTTTATCGTAAACATTTTTGGACCTGGGTTCGAAACCCAGCACCTCCACCAATTAAAAAGGGACTTTTCAGTCCCTTTTTTTATTTTATAAATCTTTTAAAGTTTTTTAGTTCTTCAGTTAAACTTGATTCCTTTTCTTCTTCTTTTTTCTTATCTTCCTCTTCTTTTTTCTTAGACTCCTCTTCTTTTTTCTTTAGTTCTTCTTCTTTTTTCTTCTTTAGTTCTTCTTCTTTTTTAACTTCTAAACGAACTTCATTTGCTGCATCCGATAAACCCTTAACCTCATAACCAAATATTTCATAGTCACAATATTTATCAGCCTTTAATATGTTTTTTTCACCAAAATTATCAATAAATCTTTTAACATATTTTTCACAATCAGATTCTCCACTAATATCCGCAATTTCTTCAACCCCAAATGTAACAAGTAATTTATTAATTTGTGTATCTATCTCAGATTGTGACATATCAACCCAAGCTGGTATCGGTTCAGGGAATTCAAAATTTGCTAAATTTGATTGAGGTATTGAACTACAAAAATTAGGAGTACTCTGAACTTCATCATTTCCATTCGCAGACCAAGATAGATGGTAATGGTCCCCTGTTGAATTTGGAGTTGGGTGTCTATATTCATCAATAAAAGTAAATCCGTCAATAGATTGTCTAGCTGCACACAAAAGAGTTGATATTTTATCTAATGTTTCATCGTCAGAATTTTTAATATCCTTTTCTCTATTTTTCCAAAAAACTATGTCATTAGCATTACCTTTAGGATGTCGGCTGGTTTTTGACTTTTTATGAAAACTATCATTTCCAGCACCAAATCTTATATTTAACTCAGGCATTTCTTTTTTAAAGGCTGAAGATACTTTTTTTATCACATTTGCTAATTCTGGAGTGATATCACCAAGTTCATCAATTGTCGATTTATGCGCATATCCTAAACTATTTAAATGTGTTCTAACACCATTTGCGTTAACGTGAGTTGATTTATCAACTTCTGATTCAAGTAAAACATTTCTTAATTTTTTAATTTCAGAAATAACTTCTTTATGGTCATTAATATTATTCATATATTTTTTTGTATATTTATAAATATTATGGAAAACAATAAATTAATTAAAATTGCACAAAAGTTATCTTTATCGATTAAAGATACAAATGTTGCCCAAATATCAAGAAAATTAAATAGCAGTAAAGGCCCGTATCAACAAATGATGTCCGTGTTAGAAGGATGGGATTTTGTTAAATTGGTATTTTTAATCGGTGCCATTAATAATGGTGAAAAAGAATTTGAATCAATATTATGGAAATTAAGTAATGATGGGTTTACCTACGCAATTGCCGATGTATTTGATGATGAGGTTCAGGAAACATGTAGTGAATGTAGTGGTAATGGTTCACAAGATTGTGAATACTGTAATGGTAGAGGTAACACAGATTGTAACACGTGTAATGGTAATGGAGAAGTAGAATGTGATGACTGTAATGGTAGTGGTGAAGATGAAGAAGGTGACACGTGTGCAAATTGTGATGGAAGTGGAAATTTAAACTGTGGTAACTGTGATGGTGATGGTGAAGAATCGTGTGAAGAATGTGAGGGTTCAGGTGATGAAACCTGTGATGAATGTGATGGTTCAGGTGAACAAATAAAATATGAAGCCTACGAATTAAAGTTAACCATTTATTTTAGTATTAATCAAGAATTAAAATCAGAAGTTAGTAAACTTGAAAGATATAACGAAATTAACTCTAAAATAATCACAGATTATCAAGATACAAATGAAACTATATTAGTATATGCACTACCACCAGCAATAGAAGTTGAGACAGATGAGGGTTTACAATATAATACCGAATATTTTTATGATGTAGATAATGGAGGATGGGTTGGTGGAACTGCCGATAGACCAAACTTTGATTTAGATTACTAAATCAAAAAGTTTTTAACTGATTCAGTATCAGTTTTAAATTCTTCTTTGAAATTCTTTGTAAACTCCTCATTTTCACAATATATTTCAACATGCTCACTGAATACCCAATCCATACAAAGAAGAGCAATTAAATGATTATCTCTATCCGTAATTGGTAATGCTACCATAGACTGTGTTCCAAACTTTTTAATTAATGCTCTTGTTGATATATCCGGAATATGCCCACAATCGTGAATAAACAGTCCGTGCTCCATAGTTTGTTTAATCAACCAATTATAGTGACTTACAAATACATTTTGTATTTTTTCAGTTACTCTTTCAAGTCCGTCAGAACATCTTTCATATGTAACTGAGGCTTTTTGCATTGCTGATGATGTATAGAAATTACCACCATTATGAAATTGAATGACATATATTCTATCTGCGTTATATTTTCTTCTTATTTCTCTTAACGTAGAATGAACAATTTCGTCTGTTTCTATTTGTTGTGAAAGTTTGTTTCTTGAGTTTTGTTTCGCTCTTTTTTCTTTCATCATGTTAAAAACCCCTGCGGTAATTAATGCTATAATGATAGATGTTACTGATGTAATAATTGTTGGTATAATTTCCTTCACCGTTTTTTTCTTTAAATTTTTATATCACTAATTGATAAATATTAGTAAAAATAAAAAAGGGTAAAAAATTACCCTTTTTAAAACAATAGTAGTTCCGCTTGGACTCGAACCAAGAATAGAAGATTAGAAATCTACTGTGATATCCCTTTCACCACGGAACCATATGTCCCAAATATAGATTAAATTTGTGACAATATTAAAGTTCTTTGACAATATACTTATGACCTGAATCAGAATTTTTCTCAAATAATTCTTTTGTTATTTCAGCTTCTTCATAGGTATTAAACTCCAAGATTTCATCGTGGATGTTTAGAAGGATGACTGGCATCTCAACTCCTTTTTTGTTTTTTATAAATTTAACGATTACAAACATAATTAATATCCAAAATGTGTTCCACTATAATTATCCCATTCGTCATCAAACGAAAATTTCACTTTATCATACTTTTTAATGATTGGAGTTGATTGTTCTTCTATAAAGTTTGGATTTGACATAAATTCTTTCCATGTATAAAAATCACATATACTCTCTAATACCTCCAAAGGAACTAATATAAGTTTATCATGAGTCAATCCCTTAACATCATTTCTATATTTTTCTGATATTTGTATTTTGTTTTCTGACATAACAATTTAAGTATAATAATACTTACTGGTAAATTCAATTTGTTCTAATAAATTTTTATTAATATCTTTGTGATTATGAATGGAGTATTAGTTCTTAATTCAGATTATAGTCCCTTAAATGTAACATCGTTTAATCGTGGTTTTAATTTAGTCTATAAAGGAAAGGCAGAGGTTGTTAAATCATCTGACGAGCCTGTCGTATGTGGTATTATAAAACTTGTTAGACCCGTCATTATTAGACTTTTAAACTATGTTTCAATCACTCGTAGACGTATTCGTGTTAATCGTCACAGAATCATGAGACGTGACCACAACGCTTGTGTTTATTGTGGAAACAAAAAAGACCTTACAATCGACCATATCGTCCCTAAATCAAAAGGTGGGGGTAACACATGGGATAACCTAGTTACGTGTTGTATAACGTGTAATTCGAAGAAAGGGGACAAGTTGTTAAGTGAGACCAATATGAAGTTAATGAAAAAACCCACAGAACCTTCTATATTTTCGGATTCTGTGGGTCAATCTTTACAAAAAATTTGGACTGAGTATCAAAAGTCTTTTTAAAGACCTTGTGTAATTGAACTTTTTAATTTTTCAATGTAACTTTTTTTCATATCTGTCGAAGTTTCAATTGTTGTGTTTTTTAAATCTTCCAATGATTGTTTAACCTTTTGAGATATCTGATGTGTTAAATCATCTAAAGTTGTTCTTGATGCCGCAAGTTTAGCCATTGTGTTTCTAACAATAGTTTCCAAACCATCACCTGATGGGTCACTGATTTCAATAAAACTTTCAGGTAAAATCGAAACAATAGTTTCAGAAACATATTGAGGGTCAATCATTTTTTTAGCATCTTCTTTTGGTAAACTTTTAAATGTCTCACTAATTTTTTTACCAATTTCTGAATTTGGGTCAATTTGTAATTTATTTAAAATAAATTGTGTACCTTTTTCAATAAAAGTTTCTTCATGCCCTCCAAATACTGAATTAAATGCAATATCAAAATCACCTAATTCTGACTCATTTAATGTCTTTAAAACACCACTATTGAAGTAGGTATCAAAAAACTTTCTATATGACTCGTTGAAGAAATATTTTGAATTTTCTTTTAAACTTATTTTTTTGTTCAATTTAGATATTTTTAATTTTTCTTTAATATTTTCAGAAATTGTTTTATTCGTTTTCATCTCTTTTAATTTTTTCTTAATTTTTAATTTTCTTTCAATTAAATGTGTCGTCACAGACTCTTTTTTAACTAAACTTTTTCTCCAGTAGTCATACCATTTTACATCATATGGCTCTAAGTCGGCAACTATTTTAATAACAGGATTTTTATGTAAATCTTTTTTATTGTTTTTTTCGGCCCATCCTAAATCATTATCAATTGTAGTGTCACATTGTTTTACATATACTCTATCAAAAAACACATCAAACTCATCATTAAAACTAACAATCATCTCAAATGCCGCTTGGTCTCTTTCTTCATCCGTCTTATAATCATTAATAAAATAATTATTAGTTAGCCAAGGGTCACAATCCATTATAAAATTTGGGGGTTGCATACCATCAATATATATTTTACCAATTGTGTTACCTTTTAAACCTGGAAAATCATCTGAATTATAAACATGATATGTAACAGCACTCATCGTACTATTACAATAATCCAAAGTTTTTGAACCTTTTAAAGATAATTTATATTTTTTAGCAATTTCAGGAAAATGTTTATTAACATAATCTCTAAAAACATCACCTGATTCCATTTCTTCACATCCACTATTACATTTAAAATACATCCCATCACTTGGCTTCCATTTACATCCTGTAATATCATTTGTTTTATCATCCTCTTTTGTTTTTGGATTTACAGGTTTTGGATTTACAGGTTTTGGTTTTGGTTTACAACTATCAGGTTTATAATACCATCCATTTTCACATTGTTTAACTTGGCAACCTAATTTTTTTTTATCTTCAACGAAGTCGTCGGCAATTCTTACGAACCCACCATCCTTACAAGAACTTTCTTCTAATAATATTTTGTTATTTAAACTCATATCTTATAAATACCTTTATTATTCTTTAAATGTACCATCCTTAAATTGAAAATCTATAGGAGTTTCAGTTTCATCACTATTTTTATAAGCACTACCTATGCCTGTTTCCTTATCATAAGGAGTTACCACAGTATATCTATTTACTAAGGCCCAAGCTTTAAAACCTTCAGGCGATTTAATTATCTTTTTTTGATTTTCTCTACGTTCATTAGCAATTGAAAGTATTCTCTCCATGTTTTGGTCTTGAGTTTTATTAAAATCCCATCCGGCAGCCTCTAACGCTTCTCTATTACTATTTATTAAACCTTGGAACGAATTCCTAAAGTCTTCTTCAGCTGTTTCTCCACCTGTTATAAGTCTTACTGTCAAATCATATCCCTTTTTTATAATATCATCAACATAAGTACCTGCAAGAAGATTCCACCAACCCTTATCAAAACCTATTGGCATATTTTCCAATACACGGTCTTTAAAATCTTTTTCAGTCATAAATTCTCCTTGCAGATTATTAAGTTGATTACACATTTCCGGAGGTAAACCATCTGTCGCACATAATTCTTTTAATGCCTTAAAATCTTTAGCGATTTTTTTAATATCTTCGTTTTCCATTAACGTATCAAAAACACCCGCTAAAATTGGTATAATACCAAAATTAACAAGAGCTAAACCTAATAGTTTATCTATTGCCTTTCCAGCAACACCACTTCTTAAATAACTTCTTTGTACTTCTTTCCAACCTTGTGGGTCCTTCCAAAGAACAACATTTGCAAATCGTTTAGCACCAGAAGCCAGTAAATCAGTATTTTGAAAGGCTAACTTGTAATAAGCGTAAGGATTAACTAAATTAAGAACTTCAATCCATGCACTCCATTTTGAAGCAACTGGAAACCATAAAGATTTTTGTATACTTAACGATTTATCAGCCAATAATTGTTTTATTTCAGGACTATTAACAAATTCATCCCCCTCACCAGTTGATTTAACAATTTTATTATCTATTAAATATTTTTTAAACACTCGTTCAACTTCTTGTCTTGATGAAAATTTCATTGCCGCCAATTTGTTAACCAATGTTTCAAGATTTTCAGATATTTTACTTCTAACACCTTTTTCACCTACTAATTTATAAGAAATTGTATCTAATTCTTTTTCTAATTCTTTAACAAGTGTTTCTGATTTTTTAAAATTTCCATCAATAAAACTTTGTCTTAGAAATTTCATAAATCCTGGTTCATAATCATTATAAAGTTCTACCCAATAATTTGGTTTTTTAGCTCTTTGAACCATTTCAGGTAAAACTTTAATTGAATCATCAACTTTTCTGTATAATAGTGATGAAAGATATACATTAATGTCAGGATATTCACCCCACATTTCTTCTAAAATTTGTTGAGTTGTTTTACCTGTTTGTTCTTTTAACCTTGCAATTTTAAGTAGAAAATCGTCTGAACTATCTAAAATATCATCAAATTCATTAAGAAACTCATCCCATAATTTATTTACATATGTAGTATCACTTCTCATGATATTGGCAATCATTCTTTTATCAGCATCTTCTAAAATAGACCAAATTTGGGGGTCACTAACTAAAAGTTCAAATGTTTCGAACATTTCTTTTCCAATTCTTTGACCTCCAATAGACCAAATCTCTTCGTTTTTTAATTTCGAAGCTTTACCGACAAAATCATTAAATAAGTCTACTACATCATCACCAACTTTTCTAAAAAATTGTGCTTGTTCTAATATAATTTTTTTATTTCCAAGTATTTCATTAATTCTATTAATTTCTTCTCGAATTAATTTTCTTTCATTTAATGTTTTCATTTTTTTATATATGTTATTCCGTTTATATTTTTTACGTTTGTCGAATCTAAATTGTCAGGCCAATCCATAATATTTAAATCCGTTTCTTTAACCCAACCTTCTTTTTCCATTTTTTTAATTTGGAGTTTATTTAAATTTTCCTGTTTTGGGTCAATAGTTTTTGTATCGTCTCCTTCTATTTCTATATATTGCCCACCAGCATTATTAACACTATCTTTTAACTCTCGGGCAAAATACTCATCAGCCTTTTTTGCTAATTGTTTAACATCAATATTAACACTTTGACTAATTTTTGACCTAAGCTCAATTATTTTTGGGTCATTTGCAATGTTATCCATAATCTCAGGAGATTTTTCGATATTAAATAACATATTCATTACCATTTCTTTTTGTAATGATTCAGGTATATGAGCGTAAACCCATTTAAAATCTTGTTTTTGTTTATCATTCAAATAATCACCTAACAGACCATCAGTTAAAAAACTAGCCCCTACAGTTGCTAAACCTGTACCCAATTCTCTTACCCATAATCTTTTTAGAAATGGAATATCTTTAAGAACCGATGGGTCGGCTTTAGCTAATAAACTCATATGTTTAGACATATTTTTAAACTCTTGATTACTTAAAAATTCTTTCAGTTCTTTCATCATTAGACCTTTTGTAACGTCATCCATTTTCAGAGCTTGAGAAAATACAAGTTGTTCACCCTCATCTAATGTAGTGTAAAATCTTGCCCATTTTTGAGGTGTTGATTGTGAAGTTAAACCTTCATTTGCAATTTTTCTTGATAATGTTGAGAATGATTTTGGATTAACACCTCTGAAATACTTACTATATTTTAACGCAGGTAGTAATCCAAATAAAACTGAAAAAACTGCACTTACGTTATTACCTTTCTCATATTCTCTTTGACCTATCCAAATACCTAAACCAACTTCAACTAATAATTCCGCAGTAATTAATAATGGACCTATTGGTAAAAACATACTTGCAATGATTGTTGCCGTACTAATCGCCAAAGTAATCATAGTTCCCCACTCATCAGTAAATCTATCCCAATCGCCTCTTCTATCCTCCCATTTTGGAGATTCGTAGAATGTATACGGACGTTCTTTTCCAGAAGCAAACCCATTCCACTTCCAATTTGTCGCTCCGTATTTTGCATCATAATCAGGATTTACCCCATCTCTTGTCCATATTATCATTGTATGGTAGTACTTTCCACCCCAGTCAAATCCACTCACAGCTCCTTGAGATGCGATTCTTGACATCCATTCATATGTGACCTCAGGGTCTTGTTTTGGATATCGATTAATCCAATCATCAACCTCTTCATAAATTGCTGATTCGTCCCAAAAATAAAGTTTTGCGTCTTGAGGTAAAAAATATGCACCATTTTGTGTAACTCGATAATAACAAAATCCATCAATCAATGCGTCTTTACCTGAAGCACCTTCTGGATTATCAGGCGGCATAATTGCCTTATCAGGTGATGAGCAATAATTTGGGTATTCTCCACTACGGTCTGTTGTATCTTCTTTGTTAGCTTCTCTATCTAAGTAAGAATCATATCCGATTTGTTGTTCGTAGATATTGTGATAATTTTCAGACAAAGTTTGTCTACTGTTATACTTCATATTAAGAAGTATTTTATTTAATAATTCTTTTTGTTCTTTATCCATTTTCACCAAATTTGATTTGCGGAACCACGTTTTATACCTGTATCCCATTTTTCGCCGGATTTACCCAAAGGATTTGCTTTACCTCTTGTTGTCACATAAAGCTCATTCCAATTGGACCCCCTTTTATTTGTGTTTCCACCACCTCCTCCACCTCCGCTAGCAGCATCCTGTTCACCTAATTCATCTTTCTTACCTTTTTTACCATCGGTAGTCAGATTTTTAAGCAAATCAATTATATAGTCAACGTCCTGTGTCATTTTTTTATAAATATCTTTGGTTAGATAAAAAAGTGTAGTTATATTTGTATATATGAAACAATTACTTTATTTACTATTATTATCAGTAACATTTTTATCTTGTGAGAGATATGAACAACCTACTTACCCATCATTATCAGGTAACTATGTAATTGATGTTATCACAGTTTCAACCGATTCTTACACAGATGTATTATATCCTGGTGATACACTATTTCTAAACGATACTAATTTTCCAATGGATACAATTGCCGTTGGTTTTACCAAATTAGGTTTTAATAATACACATATGGGATTTAATATTGTTGAGAACCAGTGGGGTGATTACTATTTTGAAGATAAATCCCCATATACCTGTACTAACTTTGAATACCAAGGAAATGGATTTTTTTGGGTAATGATTAATGGAATACAATACTCATTTGATATTGTACAAGATGGTTTTGAAGATTTAATTATTCGTTCTAAAACAGGTAGATTTAGAGATTCCAACAATAATAAAATGGAATTAACATTTACTATGACTATGACATATTAGAATAAAAAGGAAGGTGGAATTTTATTTGGATTTAATTTATAATACTCATCCATAAAATCCTTTAACTCAATTTTATCAACTTCGTATTCCCTTTCGTCTAACGCTTCTTCATCAATAATTAATTCGTCAGTATCTTCTTCGTATATAATAGGAAAATCACTTGATTCGTAATTATAGTTTTCCAAAATGAAAAAACCGGACTTCTCAACAAAGTCCAGTTCAAATTCATGTTCTCTTATCTCGTCCTCACCATCTTCTTTTAATCTAAAACTAACTTGTATAATTTCAGATTTTGGATTATAATAGTAATCAACAATTTCTTTGATTTTCATTTCCTTAAAGAATTTTCTTAAACCACTTAAGTGATTCATTGATTTGTTCTTGTACTAACGAAGCTTTTGATTTAATTTTAATACCTTCTTCAATTTCTTCCATAGTATATTTTTTACTTGAACACTGTTCACATTGTTCCCCCTCTTTCATTTCTCCACCACACTGTTCGCATTGCTCTCCTTCGCTCATAGATGAACACTGTTCACACATTTCACCTTCATATAATCCACTACATTGTTCACAAACTTTTCTCATTTTTTGATTAATGTTGGTGTTTTTATATTCGGTAACATCACCTTTATTATTAACGGTAATACCACCTTTATCTTGAGCCAAATCCTCAACATTAAGTATTTGTTCTTTTGGTGTGTCAAATCCACGAGTGACATAACCATCATATGGTTTTCTGTGTTTATCTTTAATTGAATTTTTTTCTTCCTCTGAAATACCTAAAAAATATGGTTTCATAATAATTGTTTTCTAGATAAATATATGGTTGATTGAATAATATTAATTTATTATACTTTACACATGGAAAAACCTTATCAACTATTACAACCAGTTTTTAAAGACCATCGTGGGTCTTTTACACCAATTAAACTTTCTGACAAGTGGGTTCAATCAAACATTAGCATAAACGACGATATATTTGTATTTCGTGGATTACATTATCAAGATGACCCAATGGCTCAATCCAAATTAGTTTCCATTATTCAAGGAAAAGTAATTGATTTTGTTATCAACTTAGATAAAGACAGTGAAGACTTCGGTAAATTAGAAACATTCGTCTTAACATCAGGTGAATCGGTATATGTCCCAAAAGGATACGCTCACGGATTTTTAACACTTCAAAGTGGAACAATTGTTAACTACCTGGTGGATAATGAATATTCAAAAGAACACGAAGGATGTATTCAATGGGATACCGTAGAAGAAGTAAAAGACATTATCACCAAATACATGAGAGGATTTAACTTTAAAGTTAAGATTAGTGATAAAGACACCGAAGGAATCACATTAGAAGAATACAAAAACAAATGACAAAAGAAGAAGTTGAAGAATTAGCTGAAGGTGCAATTCTATTAGACGGATTTGATGATTGTATTACAGGAGTTGTTGAAGAGTTTGGTAATGGTGTGAGAATACTTTATTCACGTGATAAAATACTTGAGTCATTACAAAAAGATATGTCTTATGAAGATGCTTTAGAATATTATTACTACAATATTGTTGGTGGACACTTCGGTGAAAGAAATCCTTTGTTTTTACTTTAAAAGTAATTTGCGTAAAATGAAATAATTTTTGGAGCGTATCTTTTTAAATAAGAATTAATTCTTTCTACGGTTACTTCTTTATTTTCGTCTTCAATTATACTGATTACTCCGTTTACCATTTCACCTTGAGCCTTATCGGCCATATCAACTAATTCATCAAACGCTTCGTTAGTATCATTATACTTGTGTTCGTGAGCTAATCTTTCTTTACCCATGTAAAGATATGGTGCGGATGCAAAAATATTAACAACACTAGACTCTCTTAATTTATTTAGATATTTTTTCAAATACAACATGTTGAAATGTTTTACTAACATCGCATGTAGTGTTAAATCAGTTGATTTATTTTCCTGAATATTTTTTTTCATTTTTCTTTCTCTCATTTCATCAAACTCAGATTCATACATCCATTTATCTTCATCCAATAAATAAAGACTTGACCCATTGTCCCATTTAACAACATATTGAACAAATCCAGGTCCTTTTTGAATTCCTTTAACAGTTCCTCTATCACCAAAAGATAATTGAGGTTCACCTAATAGTTCAATGACAACAATTCTATCATCAGGTTTAAGTTCAGGATTTAATTTCTTACTCATATATTTATAAATATAATGAAATATATAATTAAAGAATCTCAAAAGCAAATTATCCTTGAATCAATAAATGATAGGATAAAAGAAGTTCAAGAAGATGGTGTGGAACTAACAAAAAAGATTGTTGAAGACACAAAAACTTACGTTTCAATAAACTTAAAGATGATGCTCACATGGGGAGCATCAATCGGAGGGTTCATGGGCCCAATTATGCAATGGTTAAATGGACAAGTACCAGAGTTAACAGAAAAAGATTCATCATTGATTGCTGCCGGTATTGCGTCAGTAATATTCTTTCAAGAAAGAAATTTTACCAAATCAATTATTAAAAAGATTAAAGAAGACGGACTTGAAGAACCATTTAAATTGGGAGCAATCAAAGCAAATCAACTTAAAACTGTTTTGGCAGGTTTTTTAAAGAGTTTGAATTTATCTGCGTTCAGTGTGACAAATATGTTAAGTTATGCATTCTTGGTTCCAATTATACCAATGATATATGACGCTGTCTCTGAAGGTATATGGGATATGAAAGATACTGAAATGTTGGTTAAATCATTATCGGCATTTGGATTAATAACAATTTCAGGTAATTTCTTAAAACGACTTATGGATTTAATCGTTGATAGGATTACTAAATAAAATCAATCTTTAGTTCCAAATCAGTTTTTCCTCTGAATATTCTGTGATAAGTTCCTTCAGGGATTAATAATACTTGTCCTTCAGTTAACTCTATAGGTAGTTGATTATCCATTTGAAATTTCCATCCATCACCTTGTACCACTTCAATCAATCTATCTTCTCTATCACGATGCCATTGTAGTTCACCACTATCAACATTGGATTTAAAAACTCTAATCTTTGAAGTTTCTGTTAGTTTTCTATCTTTATACGGTTTCATATTACCAAAATCCTGGATAAGTTTTACCGCCCCATAGGTAACCAAAGCGATTGAGTCTACATGCCCAGTACCCCGCAGTTAATCTATCTTTCTTTTTAGAACACTGATGTCTTGCGGCAAATGATTTACGAGCTTTAGGATTAGATACCTTAGCAGTTAATCCACCTTTAACATCACCAAATGAAATTTTCTTAACTTTACCTGTTGATGGGTTTTTAACATAAACAACATATTTCTTTCCACCACCACTATTTCTTCTTGGTTTACCAAGTTCAACTTTCTTACCATTATGTTCCGCCTCAGAAATAAATTCTTCTTCCATTGGGGTATCCAAGTAAATAACTCTACCACTTGATAATCTAACCTGTGTCCCAAAATCAGATTCAATAAGTTCAACATCATCTTCGTTTAATTCAACCATTCCTTCGTAATATAACTCACGAGCTTCTTGAATAACATTAAAGAATTCTTCAGAACCAAATCTGAAGATATTATCATTCAATGGAACTTCATTTGTCATGTGATAATTAAGGTGTTCTGAAATAAGTGGTTTTTCCACCGATTCTGTAAGAACTTTTTTGATAAGTTTTTTGATATTCATTTTTTACTTCGTAATAAGAAATACAACCCAAAGAACAATGCTGAAATACAGTAAAAAATTCCTGTGGTAATCCAATAAGAACTTGTGTAATCTAAAATTGCTTTGAACATTATGTCGAATCCTAGTGGGTTGAAAAACATTGCGAGCATAAGGCAATAGGTGGCAACATTTTCCTTTAGAATTCGTTTCATTTTTGTCATTATCCATTAACGTGGGTTTAAAGTTTATGAACAAAGTTCATTTTATTTATAATATTTTATTTAATATTCTCTAATAAACTCAAGTTTACCATCTTTTACCGTAAACTTTGAATCATTATTTACCTTGGTCGCATACCATTTACCCGCAAATTCCTGTTGGTCATTATAATTAAGGCACCATGATGATTGATAAGGGATACTTTTACCCCAATCATCATTACCAATACAGATTTCTCCGTTGGAGCTCCATAAACCTTTAATAACCAAATATTCATTAAGTCCGTTTTGATTACGTAATTTTGCTTTCCATACAACACCGTCAATACTTATTAAACCCTGAGTCTCAGGGTTTACTAAACCAACGGGTACCCAATTAGCAATTTTTTCATCCTCATTCAAGATTTTCTTATCCTCGTTAAGTAATTTCTTAACTAATCTAACAATATCTGATTCAGTTAGTTTAACTATTTTTTTCATAAAAAAACATTTTATTTATAAATATATTTGTGTAGAGGAATATTTTGTATATATTTGTATTAATAATTAAATAATCAAGTCCTATGAAAAACTTATTTCTTTCTTTAGTAATTGTTCTAACAAGTTTAGTTGTTAATGGACAAATTGAATACTACTTTCCACCAAATGTAACATCAAGTTATGTGTTAGACTCATTGGGTATCCCATACTTACCAATGACGGAAAGAACTCAAAAATCATTAATTTTACATGGTTGCACTGAAATTAGTATTAATGAATTCAATAGTTTTTTCAACAATGGAGAATTTGTTTACGTCCCTGATTTATCAACACCTAAAATAAGTTTATCATTTTTAATGGGCGGAACTCAGTTTTTAACTGACTCAGATGAATTTATGATTAATTTCTTAATTCTATTGGGAACACAATCTGTTGGGTTTGCGGATGTACAGATTAAAGATTTAAAATATTCAATGGTTAGAATTATTGAAACGGTATCAACTAATGATACTTTCTCCACAATAGTTTTACTACAAACACACGATGGAAAATGGGATTATGTTCATGAAGATATCAATAGACTTGGTACCGATTACATTGTAACCTACAAATAAAAAAAGGAGAGTTTAACTCTCCTTTTTTTATATCTATTTATTTAGTATGTAATTATCTAGCTGGTGTCGCTCCTGTTGGTGTTGCTCCTGTTGGTTGTGCTCCTGTTGGTTGAGATGAACCATATTTACTTTTTAACCATCCGTAAAACCAACTACTTTGAATAGTTTTAATTTGGTCATTTGAAACTATACTATTTGGAGTTAATTTAGGTGACCATAATTTTTTAAAAGCTGCGTTATAAGATTCTTGAGTTATTAATTTATCAAGTAATTCAGTCATTTTAACAGTGTCTATTTTTTGAGAAGTTGATTGACCACCAACCATTCCGTCTAAACTATACGAGTTAATATATAACGAATCTAATGCACCACCTCGGACTACGACTTCAGCATTTGTAGAGTTAAATGTTTTTTTAGGATTAAGGTATTTTATATTACATTTACTAGTAATATTCGGTTGAGTACCTGTTTCAGTAAAGTTACTAACATATACATGATTAGTTGGTGAATATTCAGAAAAAAACGGATAACCCATTGATATATTAAACCCATAAGCTAACCAAGATAAATTTCTTTCATTCCAATTCATAGGCTGCGTAGGGAGTTCTCCTCTTCTTCTTAACGCATAATACACATTGTTAAATACAAATTGTGAACTAGCTCTGGCAAATGTTAAGAAAGTGTTGGCGGTTTTTTTATCCAACCCAAATTCATTCGGTTCAATATCTAAAACAAAAGTTCTTTTTATATTAGATGCCGCAGGTTGAGGATTTTGTTCACTCAAATAATTTCTTTTGGTAGCACTTTCATGCATTTCCAATATTCTTTGTTTTTCTTGAGAAGAAATTTCAAAAAGTCTTTTCATAATATAATTTTTATTAATAAATATATGTCATTTTAAAAAACGTATATACTTATTGCTAAATAAATGAAATAATGGCAGCTAAAGCAACAGGTTCAACGAAGTTATCCTTCGGAGTTAAAAAATCAGGTAAATCATCAAAGAAATTTACATCAAATAAACGAAGTAAAAATTACACTAAGCCTTATAACGGACAGGGTAGATAATTATGAAAGAATACATTAAAAAACAAATCGGAAACATTAAACAGTTTTCATTCTCAGAGATGACTTCCAATAGCTCAGGAAAGACATCAGGAAGTGGAACGGCGGGTCTTTACATCGTTTTTATCGGAGGTTTGACATTCCTTGTTGGTTGTGTTGATAAAATGTTTTTAAACAACGATATTGACGTTATAACACAATCAGTAGTCCTTGTTGGAATCGGAGCAGGTCTTTTAGGTTATAGAAAATCTAAAGATAATACAGAAGAACCTAAGGTAGAAGAAGTTACTGAGACAACTGAAGAAGAAATTAACGGTTAATTCCACCAACGTTCAATATTTTCACTCAAGGTTTTGAAAAGTAATTTTCTTGCTCTTTCGTGATTGTATCTTCCGATATTCAAAGCGATTCTTGATTTAACCTCGTATGAAGTTAAGTCCTCGTTATCTATTTTAAAAATATGATATTTTTTATCGGTAACAATTTTCTTATACACCAATGGATATTTTTTGAAAAAGTCATTTAAGTTTTCTTTTTTTAAACGTGTCTCCATATAATAACCACCCAATACATCTTCAATATCATCACCTGTCGGAACAAAGAAAAAATCTTTATCCTCATAGTCCATATATTCCATTGTATAAAACTCTTCCTGAACTTTTTCCATCAGTTTGACACACAACATCATTCGTTTAGCATCAAGGTCTGAATTAGTGTGAAATCCTTTTTCTTTAATGTACTTAGCCTGTTTCTCTAACTTGAACTTGAATACCTCAAAAATATAATGGTCATCCCAATCTCTGTCTTTCCAAATCACAGGAAACCACTTGATTAGATTACCAACAGAGGTAGAAAAGTTTCTAACGGGATTTCTAAAATATTCCCAAATAAAATCACTTATTTTTTCTTTCATAATTCAAAAATTGCTTTCTTACTGATTAAACTTTTATTTAAAAAAACAATACTACAATCAAAGTCCAAAGAATATTTTATTAATTCTTCAGAATCTTGATACTTTTTAACATATAAATCAATCAGATTTTCTGCAGATTGAATTTGTCCAAAATGAGTTATTGAACCAATAACCTTACGTATCCATTGAAAGTCCCTATCCATAGGACAAATATACATAATCTTTCTTAATTATACAACAACGCAGTTAATTGCGGATTACTTTTTTCATACATACGTGTCATAATTCCTGCTTCAGAGTTTTCAAAGTTTTCTTGAGATGTGGTATTAAAACCTTGCAACTTGATATTTCTTTGACGAGCAAATTCGTGAACCCAATCGTGAGCAACAGTCCTTAAAATGTCAATTAACATTCTTCCAACTGCAAGGACTTTAATTTTACCAGGAATTTCACCACCGGTAAACATTCCGCCAAAACGCTCACCGAGAAGATGAATATCAATGTCTTTCTTAAGTGGAGAGTTTTTTTGGCAAAATCTCAAGAAGTCCTGAATAACATTTATCTGTTCAGAACCAAGTCCACTAGATTTATCATATAAATTTACTTTCATCTTAACAATAAATATCTTATATTTCTTTTGTATATATAATTATGAAAAAGAGTTTTTTTGAAAAAGTCTTAAATAAAACAAACAAACAAGACATCGACCAATGGTTTGGTGAAAATTCCGAAATCAAAGTTACGGAATTTTCTCATTCAATTAGTCAGAAAAAAAACATTTTATCAGTAAAATTATACCCATCAAATTATGAATACGCTATCGAACTTTTTCCGGAAGGCCTGGAAATTCTTATCCTACATACTATCAAAAGTCTTTCACTTCCTGAGGATTATATATTAACAACATCTATAGAACACTAAATTATGCCACATCCAATCGTACACGCTAAATCCTCAGCAAAAAAATTCGGAGGAAAATGGGAAGATTATATTAAAATTCATGAATGGTTTGATAATACAAAATCATGGTATGGTCATTCATCACACAGAATTTTTCGCCATCATTCAGAGGGCATTTTTGAAATGGAACAAAAGTTTGGTTCGGAATTCAAAAATAGTGATGGAAAAACTGTATACACCCGTTATGTTGGTGAACAACATGTAATGGAAGATTGTAACGGATATATTCCGTCTGGAAAAGAATGGGTGTTAGCATTAGAAAATAAACAAAGACCTTTATGGATGATTAAAACCATGAAGTTAGAAATTAATGATTGATATTTATTGTTATGGAAGAATTATTTAACAACCCGGAAATTATAAAAAAATTTAAACTTTTACATTATATCTTATTAAGTAATGGTGTTACTCGTATCAGTAATGACTTTTATGTTGATTACGATGGAAATGTTGATTACCACTTTGCTCCTTGGAGTGAAAAAGGTAGTGTTAATGATTTTTTACCTAATAAAATGATAGATTCTTTAGATAATTTTTTTGACACTATGAAAGATAAAGTTTTAGATTCTTTAGAAGGTAATGATGAGTATAGAGCTACGGTATCATGTCAGTATTCAACAAAAGATAAAACTTTTACAATTGAGGAAGATATTCAAACTATGGGTTATGAATCATATAACCATGAGTTTGAAATTGACGAAAAAGAATTACTTGAAGATATGGTTCAGTGGAAAGAAGAAAGTAAACTTAAAATTACAGTTGATTTTAACGGTGGTGGTGATTCAGGTTATATTGACGATGTTGGATATTACAATGATGGTAACGACAAACATGATTTATCCGCAGTTTGGGAAGATAAGTTATACAAAATTTTGGAACAAAATCATGGTGGGTGGGAAATAAATGAAGGTTCTGAGGGAACGTTTATAATTGATAATGAGAACCAAATTATAGAATTAGATTTTCGTATGAATGTTGAAGAATCTTCAACAGGTTACGAATTTAAACACCAATTTGATTTTTAATAAACCTGAATAGTTCTTTGTGGTCTGTCATCACCAAAGTCAGGACAGAAATAAACATTGTTACCATCGTGGTAAACTGTTCCACCAACTCCATTAGGAATTTTGTGTTTTTCATGGAATTTTTCACCCAAATCTATTTGGTGATTACCATCTTTGATAATAAAACATAAGTTTTCAAAACCACACTTATATTGTTGGTCCTTGTTTTTATGTTTCATAAACTCGTCAAAAGACATTACATATCTCGCATCTTCGTTAAGGTATCTTTTAACGATAAATTCTAATTGGTTTTCTGTGATAATAAACTTTTTCATATTCTATAAATATATCAAGCAATTGGTTTGTAAAATTTATGATTTCCAATTGTTGTGGTGTATTTTAATTTTGAGTAATTCCAACTTGGTTTAATTGATATTGTATGATAAAATTGAGCACCTTTTGTATTATCAGGTCCTTTAATTTTAACATAATTTTTAACAAGATTTTGAGCAGTTTCCCAAGCCGAGCCATCTTTAGGATTTTTTAAAGTAGATTTGTTTATCTTATTTAAAAAATTATCAGTAGTTGTATCATTCCATATTGAAAATTGTTTTTTTTGTAATACAACATCCTTTGGTGATTTGTTTAAACTATTATCTCTATTTCTAATAACGTTTGCGACCGCTTTCATTCCTTCAGTTCCTTCTCCTCTCGCTTCTCCCCATATAGTTGCCGCAACAATTAAATCATCTTTAGTCAAATCATTTTTTGGTGTGATAGTTTTAGACATCATTTTTTTAACCCCATCAATAACATCTCCTGAATTTGGTTTCATTTGGTCTTTTGGTGGGGCCATAGAAGACCATGTATCTAACAAACTTTGCTCATTAATATTTGGTTTTAACCCCATCATGTTTTTCATCTTACTAACTTCAGTCAACAAATTCCTCATACTGATAAATACTTTTTAATAAGTATTTTGTAAATTAACATAAACTAAAAATCCCCTCATTAGAGGGGATTTTTTTATTCTTTAATCTCTTTCATCAACTTACCCCACAAGACTGTCTGTAATAAGATAAGACCAACACTTAAAACAAATATAGGTAATGATGGTGAGTTTACCATTAATACAACTGATAATACAAGAGCGAACATTGCTGAAGTCAATTTTAGTTTTAAGTTTTTCATAGTGGTGTTAGTGTTAATTGTTCTACAAATATAAACAAAAAAACTCCCGATTGGGAGTTTTTCATTATTTTTTTTAAAAAATTAACGTCTTCTAATGTGTCTTCTGATACTCTCAGACATCGGGTCTCTTGGTTCCTCGTCGTCCATATTAACATCAGGTTTAGACCCCATTATCCTTTCATCTGTATCCATATCATCATCACCTGAATCCATTCCCTCTTCTGAGCCCATGTTCATTTGATTACTTTCATAATCTTGTATGATAGACTTAAGTTCCATAGCTTCTTGTTCTTTACCTTCAGTATTTCTTAATTGACGATAAAGGTCTTTAAGATAATCCCATCCTGCGATACCTAAAAGACCAATAGTTGTCCCAACCATTGTTACGATAGCACTACCTGTTTCCATTGCCTCAGGATTAAAGTAGTTTGCAACATCTTCGTTTACTTTTTTTCTCTTTGATTCTTTAACTACAGTTTTAATTAACCTAGTTAATTCTGATTCTGATAATCTTATTACTTTTTTCATTTTTTTGTTTTATTATAAATATGCATTATTTTTTAATATTCTTGATATTTTTCTCCACAAAGACCCAAATATTTTCTCATTACGTCATATAATGTTTTCGACTCATATACATCTCCTAATCTAATACCTTTAGGTAACTTTATTCTTTCAGGGTCCTCAACTTCCGCAGTTAATGTAACAACAATTGTATTTGTAGGTTTTGAAGTTAATTCTAAAGATTTTTTCAAATAACCTGGTAATTTTATAATGAGTTTTGTCGAATCAGAAAATGATGTTTGGGGGAAGTCTATTACAATCAAACCATCTTCGTTTGGTTCATCTTTATCCACATCTAATCTTTTATTTGTTGCTGTGTCATCGTCTACAATAACTTTAACGTCATTTAACAAATCCTCAGTTACATCTATTGGGTTACCATTTTCAGAATCTTTTAGTTGTAATTTAACTGGAATATAATTATTAAATTTAATAGTTTTAAATACTCCTTTATCTGAAGATATTTGTTTTTCATTTTCTTTTAGTGCTAAACTAAAATTTTGTTGCGTATATCCATTATTTAGAGTTACTGTAGTTAAATCAGTACCATAATTAAATGTAAAATATCCGTTTTCATCTGTAGATTTTTCTTTTTTTTCATTTTTTTTAGTTGTGATAAAAACTTTAATATCTTTTATAGGAGTTTTTGTTTTTAAATCAACAACTTTTATTGTTACATTTTTTTTTGCTACATATCCTTCTTCGTCAGCACCAATTAGATTTTCATTTGGTTTTAAAACTACATCAACTGAGTTTTGAGAATCTTGAATATCTACTATTGACTCAACATATCCTACAAAGTTAACTTTTATTTTTGTACCACTAAAGTTTTTTAATATAGCTTTACCATTTGCATCAGTATATTCACCTGTAGAAGTATCTGGATTTACAACTGCTGCACTATATATTGGTTTTCCGTTTTCATCTTTCACAGTTACAGTTAAATCTCTAGGAGTCGACTCGTTCAAAGAAATCCTTTTGTTAAGTTTTGAATTTAATTCCAAAATCCTATTTGTCTCTTCAGATAATATTTTAAATTTATCTTTCATCGTTTTAATTTATTTTTAACATCTTGTAATCCTTGTCTAACTTTTCCTTGTACATCTTGAGCAATATTTTGAACACCTTGTTTTACATCTTGAGCGACATCTTGAACTCCTTGTTTAATATTTTGAATCCCTTGGCTTTGTTTTAAATTTCCAATACCTTGTTTTACATTATTTTTAAAACTACTTTCCGAATCATCTTGTTGTGGTTTTGGAGTTTTTTGTTTTTTAACATCATTCTCGTCAAGTCCTTTATATTCTTTAAGAACAAAATCACCAAAACGACCACAAACGTATTCAAAAACGGTTAGTTGTTGTTTACTCCCACCTTCTTCTTTAATATATCCTTTAATAAGAGCTGTTGTTCCATTTTTAGAGTTAGTATCTTTAAATTCAACATCTTCAACAACAAATTGTATCATTTCTTTTCTTAAACCCCTTTTGTCATTAATATTAAAAGTCATACCTTTTATAGCTGGTACTTTGACTTTAGCTTTATTATCACCATATAAAAACCTTTTTTTTAAGTCATCAGGACTTAATGGTTTAGGTGGGGTTTTACTAACTTGTTCAGAGATAACTTTATTAACAATGTTAAAAATATCATTTTCAGTTAAATTAATTCTTTTCATACTAATATATAAATACTAAAAAAAATAAAAAAAGTTGTTTTTATTAAAAAGGTTAATTATACTTGAATATGGAAAAAATTAAAAACGGTGATAATGTATCTGTTCATTACACAGGTAAATTAGAAGATGGTTCAGTATTCGACACATCTTTAGTTGAGGGTAGAGAACCTCTTACAGTAACTTTAGGTCAAGGACAATTAATCCCAGGTTTTGAAAACGGATTAATCGATATGGCTGCTGGCGAAATCAAAACAATTGAAATAGAGCCAGAAAATGCTTACGGAGATGTTAATCCTCAGTTAATGAGTGAAATACCACTATCACAAGTCCCTGAAGGTGTAAAAACAGGGGATATGTTACAGGGCCAAAACCAACTTGGGCCAGTTAATGTTGTAGTTAGAGAAATTAAAGAAAGTACTGTTGTGTTGGACATGAACCATCCACTTGCAGGTAAGAAACTTATCTTTGATTTAGAGGTTGTATCAGTAAACTAATACAATTTCATTTATTTTTCAAAATGTCCCACGTCTTGTGGGATTTTTTGGTTATATTAGCATTATGAATATCTTCTTTTTGGATTGGAACACAAAAAAATGTGCAGAATACCATTGTGACAAACACGTGGTTAAGATGATACTTGAAACTGCTCAACTATTATGTGGGGCCCACCATGTAACCCACCAAGTACCCACCAAGTACCGACTAAGTACCGACCAAGTACCGTACAAGTTATCACACAAAAACCACCCTTGTTCAATATGGGTTAGAGAGTCATTATCAAACTATCTTTATCTATGTGACTTAGGACTTGAGTTATGTAAGGAATACACTTATAGATACGGAAAACGTCATAAATCACAGGATGTTATTGAATGGTGTTTAACAAATAAATTAAACATTCATGACAAAGGGTTTACTGAACCACCAAAGGCAATGCCCGATGAATACAAAGTAACAGACGTTATAGAATCATATCGAAACTATTATAACGGAGCTAAGAAAGATTTTGCAAAATGGAAAAATAGAAGTGCCCCTGAATGGTTTAACCTTGCATCAACTGTTGCATCTGACCAACAAGTTGTCCTTGTTTAGACTGTAATACACGAATTCTACCCATCTGCTCATCATTCATCTCAAAATGTTCAGCCTTAATTTCGTTAATTTGATTATCTAAACGAGTATGTTGTAATAATAGATTACTATACAATTGTGATTTTTGTTCTTGTGTCATAAAATAAAAATAAAAATAAATTTAAAAAAATAAACCCCTTTTTACAAGGGGTTTAAAATTACTTGTTTGACCAATTAAAGTTCAATACAGTGAAAGAAACTTTTTTTGCTGACCAATCCAATTCAATTGAAAGAATTGTAAATGCTAAGACTTTAACAGTAATATTGATTTCGTCAATTTCCTGTAATTTTAACCAAAGGTTGTTAAATTTCATAATAGTAAGTTTTTATACTATATAAATATAGTTAACTTTCACAATAATCATCACATTCGTCTAACAATTCTCCATCATCATAAACTTCTTGGTCATAATCTTCTTCGTCAGGGAAATTTTTTGGTATCATATTGTTTTTATTTTAGATTACAAATATAGTGAAAAAAATTTAATTATTAGGTTTTTTACCAATCAATTCCAGGACCAAATTTCCTTTCATCAATAATATCGTTTATATATAATTCAATATTGGGTAACAAATCTTCTAATCTATATTGAATTTCCGCCCTAATATTATCAAAATCATCTCTTAACTGAGTTCTATAAATATTAATGAGAACTTTTATCTTACCTGACATTACAACATCAACAACCTCAATCTTATCAACAGATTCAACCTCATGTAATTCATCCATCTCACCCATTCCCCATTCTTCAGATTCTTCCCTTAAACTATCTAATTTAGAATTAATTAATCCTTGAATTAAATTTTTCGTCTTTTCTAATTGTTTTTGGTCTATGATGTACTTCATATGTTATAAATAGTTAAAAACATATAAAAAATATGTTGTAATAAGTTTGTGTATGAACTAAAAAGTATTATATTTGTATAAATAATCAAATAATCAAGTCCTATGAAAAACTTATTTCTTTCTTTAGTATTAGTTCTAACAAGTTTGGTTGGTAAAACTCAAGTTATCGATATTAATAACTTCAACGAAAAGTTGTTTGAAAAAGTTTTATTTCATAAGATGATTGAGTTTCGTTTATCTGTTGGGGCGGATTCAGTAGTTTGGTCAGATGTATTATACACTAATATTTCAAAACCAAATACCGTTAAAATGGTAAACGCTAATTATCTTCACCACCCTAATGAAGGTAATATTTGGAAAGAAAATACTTTAAGAGATAATCTTGGTAAAGAGTTGGTTAAAAAACAAAATGTTGAGTTATTTGTTTCTCCAATCAACGCACCTTTATTTTTATCTTTTGAAATTGCGGCGAGTATCAGTAATTACAATCTTGTAACTTATCAAGATTTGGCAGATAGAGCAATCATTGGGTGGAGTAAATCTCCAGGTCACAAAAATGTTGAGGCAATGTCAATGTCAGTAAATGGGGCGTTTGGAATGGCTAGTTGTTCGGTTAGTATGTCAAAGGATAAAAAAACTTACTTTATTGAGTTTGATTTTTCAATTCCATCTTGTGTAAAAGTAAAAAAGGGACATTAAGTCCCTTTTTTTAATTCCCGTCAACTTTAACAGAATCTTCATATTGAGGTAAATTAACTTCAAATCTGCGATTTGGTAAAGTTTCAGTATCCTTTGTTGGGTTTTCTTTAGTCCATCCTATATTATTGAATTGTTTAGTCTCACCCATACCTATACCTATAAATTCAGGGAAATCAGGTAGTTTTTCATTAAGTATACCCGCAATTTTTTCGGCTCTTTTTTGTGATAGACATTGGTTATAGAGTTTTCTTAACTGTCTACCACCACAACCTAAAACTGCATTTACACCTTCAACATAATTTATTGTTTGTTCAGGGTCTTCATCTATGGATGAATAAGCAAGTACTTCAATAATTTTAGTATTATCTTTAGTTTTGGCATTAGTATTTAAAAAATTAACATATGTTCGATACAAATCAGGGTCAGTTCTTTTTACAGTTAAAAACTGATTGACAAATATATCAAGAAGACTTAAACCATCGCCGCTAAGGTCTATACTATTAAATTTAAATGGGTCACTAGTTCCTCCACCAATTGCTCTAGGTACAAATCTATCAGGTGGTATAGGTTTAGTTTTTACTTCTCCAAGAGCAGTATCAGGCCAAGCCGGGTCTAAAAAAATACCATAATTCCCTAGTTTAAATTCTTTAAACGACAGATTTTTAACATTATTATTACTGCCATATAAGTTTTCTCTAATCATTTCCCATTCTCTTTCATTTCTTGGTACATAATATTGTGTCAAATTTATGACTGGTTCTTCTGATTTAGTTCTATAAGAACTTTTAAAAAATAAACTAATCTCTCTAGCATATATTCTAATAGTACATAATGCAGGTTCACCAACAACAACAGATGCATCCGCTCCTGAATTTTCATAATTAATCATAATTGTTTGGAAATCACCATTTGTGTTTGTAGGTTTTTCATAGTCTGTATCTATACCTTCAAAACCTTGGTTTTCACTTAGTCTTTTTAAAAATGAAATATTACCTAAAAAACGAACATTATTAACTTGTTTGTTAGTTAAGTCAACAAAAAATTCCTCATGATTACCATTAATATTTCTTTCAATGTCTTTTCCATCTTCAGTTTTAGAAATGGCGAATAATTGATTGTTTTTCATTTTTATTTCCGCTTTATTTTTTTGATTAAATACAGGAGTTTCAAATATTCTTTCACCATTATTATTAGATTTTCCATTATCAACCATTCCACTAGTCCTATCTTGTTCAATAATTATCCCTTTTTTCGCATATAATGATAATATACTGTTTCTTTCGTCTTCGGTGATTAAAAATCTTTTGTTCATAAAAATGTTTTATTAATAAATATAGGTTTAAAATAAAAAAATAAAATAAAAAACTCCACACATGGTGGGGGTTTTTATAAATTTAAAATATTAATTATAAATCGTTTTTAAAATCCATTCCTAAATTTCGTAACATTTGTTTTCCTTTTTGACTTGAGAAAAAAACTATTTGTCCAACTATTACACCTAACACACTTCCAATTTCTCTGAAAATATCTTTTTTCATTTTTTCTAAATCTTCTATTGTTGCAGGTTGTTTAGATTCTTCTAATTTTCTTTTAATTTCTTCTAATTTTTGATGTTCTTTTTCTAATTTTTCAAATGTTCTTACATCTTTATTATATCTAATAATTAATTTAATATCATCTATTTTTTTAATGACGCTATTAAGTGCCTTTAAAATAACTCTCTTTATATTGTTATATACAACTTCAATAGACTCATCTCTTCTTGCCTTTCTAAGTTCTTTAATTCTATCTCTTAAATGTGATATTGCCTTTGAGAATTCTTCAATTTCAGTATCTTCTATTTTTTCAGGAACATTAAATTTTTCAGGTTTTCCAACAGTATTTCGTACATTAGGTTCAAAATCACCTTCATCTTCCCCATCACTAGCAGGTCCTTGTTCAAAAAGGTAATTCTTTTTTGTTGCACTTTGGTGCATCTCTAAAATTCTATTTTTTTCTTCTAAAGAAATATCAAATAATCTTTTCATAATATTGTTTTATTTATAAATATATGATAAAATAAAAAACCCACCTGATAGATGGGTTTAAATTAATTTTTTATAAAATCATTATTCATAAATAGTTTCGTCACTAATTACAAGTTCATTTTTTGAATTTAACTCAGCGTAACGAGAATCAACTGGTTTTCCATTACAATATCTCTCAACAGTTATTGGGTCTGATGGTTTTTTTTCAATAAGATATTGTTTTAATTCTTCCTTTGTCTTAAGGACTTTTGTTCCTGTAATCGTATATGTTTCGTTAGGACATGGTTTATAATCCTCAGATAATAATGGTTTAACATTTCCAATTGATGACTCCATTAAACCGTAAAATTTACGTTTATAATGTTCAACAGTTGTCACTGTTTGAGTATTACCAGTAGTCCCTGTCGCAGTTGATTGGGTATTACCAGTTGTGATTGTAGAATTTTCTTGTTCAGATATTATTCTATTTTCTAAAAGTTGATTTAACTTTTGTATGTGTCTTATTTTACTATAACTTTTGTTCATATTAATAAATATATCAATCAACGATAATACTCACATCAACATATTGCCAATCACTGTTTATCATTGTTTTATATTGGACCAAATTATTTGTGATACAATCCCATACAGGGGATTCAAACAATTCACTATTATCATACTTTATGTCATAAACCAAGTGAAACATATCATCATAATTTTCCATAAAATGATGAACCTTTCTAACAAGGTCATCAACAAATATTTTTTCAATTTCAAAAGTAATTTCTATTTTAAAATTTTCATCACTTTCCCAATACATTTCAAAGTTATCATCAACAATATATTTTCCATATATTGTATATATTATGCTGTTATTATCTCTGTATTTTATTTCAACGGTATCAGTGTTTAAACATTCTCTTAATTTTTTTTTATTTTCTTCAGGAATGTAAAATTCTCCTTTATTGAAATCATTTAATACTATAAGTGATGGACGTTGATATGATATAATTGATACATTGGCAAAATTTCCAACAGTATCTAATTCATCATCAAGTAAAGAGCTGAGTGCATTGTATGAAAACGGAATGTTATTTGGATTTTTTATCTTTAAGATTGGGACCTTAACTAGTTCATTATCCAAATAAACTCCAGTATATTCGTTATCATGATAAATTATTAATCCGTAAATCTCTTTTGACTTAAAATAGACGGACATTACTTTAGAAAACGCATTGTATTTGGGACGTAAATTACTCATATATTATATTTCGTATTCGTCAGGGATTATTCTTTCAACGTCTTCTTCTGTTGTATTAATCAATCGGTTCATATCTCTCCAATCAATACCATTGATTGATAGTATATGCACCATCGTCATACCTGAATTAAGTTTTTTATCACTCAATAATGCCCATTCATCCGCAGTATCATCCTCATACATTTTCAAATAATTATATAATATTGCAATATCAACTTCATCAGTAACTTCAGGTATTATCACATCAACATAAACGTCATACATTTCTCCAAAGTAGTCGTCTGCCTCTTCAACAGCTTTTATTTGAACAGGAAGTCGGTACCTTTTGGACAAATCGTCAAGATAGAACTCAATACTACCCCCTAACTTTGAATCAACCAATGCTTTTAGATATGGATATTGGGAAACTTTTTGAATGAATTGTTTTAACCCACCAAAAAACTTGGCAATATCCAAAACGGAGCCGCCTTTATCAATTAAACCAATTACTTTTTGTGAAAAATTATCAGACATATAAATTAATTAAGCGGTAGGGAAATCAGGTATTGTATCTTGACTTTGTTTATCAGGAATATTCATTACATACTCATTTTTCCAGTCATTATACATTTTATTTAAATCAATTGAATATTTAATTTTATTTTTTTCAGGATATCGTGTAGGTTTAATAATATTAATAGTCGTGTAGTAACTAAATAACCAATAAAATGATGAATTATTATAAAAATTAACATATATCGGTAAAAAATCTTTTTTAGATTTTACTGAATTCAAACTTTCACACGTTTCATCAAGAATTAAAATTCCATTCTCAATTTTTGTTCCACATCCATCATAACCAATTATAATTGTATAATCGTACAAACATTGTTTAAAACTATCAATAAATTTGTTTAAATTTGAATTAATTTTAAGTCCTTTTTTTGAAAGTGTTTCAAAAAAAACTTTAAATCTAGTAAATTGTTCTAGTGTATCCTCTCTATAATCTATTTCGGTATCAAAATCAGCGTCAGGAAAAATTTTATCAAAGTCTAAAAATGATGATGATGAATTAGATGATGATGAACTATGTGGATATTCTGATTTTTTATTTGAACTTATTATCCCATTGTCTGAAGCGTGGAATTTAATTCCATTTTCATTAAAATACCCATCTACTAAATGCCCAATTTCATGTAAAACAGATTCTTCCCATATTCCGGGATTGTCTAACTTATAACCCTCACCAAAGAGATATCCAGAAAAGGTACATATATATACAATTCCATCAACTAATGATGGGTAAACATACATCATTGCATTACTTTTTTCATTGAAATTAAAATCTAATTTGAATGATATAGATGGTAAATATGTACTAATTAAATTATCAATCTCATGTTTTACTTTATCAGCACTAACAGGAACTCCATTTTTTTTTGATATTGTGATTATTTTATTAATAATTTCAGGTTTCGATTTATAGTCAAAATATTTTTTAAAAAAATTAATACTTTTATTTAAAAAATTTGATTTAGCGTATTGTGTAGGGTTTAAATTTTTTATTTTTTGTTGAACCCAATTTTGAAATAAATTATTTTTAGATGTATAATATTCCTTGTTTGGTATTTCTTGAGCATATTTAATTTTTAATGATTCAAAATCTTTTTTTAATTTTGCATTAGCTAGTTCTGTCTCACGTTTTAATTTTAAATCAGGGTTGTCTTCAATTGTTTGTTTTGATATTTGTCGAGTGTTGTTTTGTTGGAACTGACCACCTGCACCCAAATAATCTGATTTTGGCATATAATCTGATTGATTAACTTTTCTTACATCAAATGGTGGGTCTTGTTCAGAGATTAAAGGTTTTACATCACCAATTGTAGATTCCATTAAATTAAAGAATCTTTTTCTATAATTTTCAATATTATTCATATTAATAAATACATTATAAAACAAAAAACCCCACTCAGAAGAATGGGGTTTAAATATTCTTGTAAAAAATTATAAATATTTTCTAATTACATCAACCTTAAATGGTCCTAAAGGATTTGGGAAGGCGTCGTTTACTTTATATGGGTAACTGTGTTCTAAAAAATATACTTTTTCACCATCAGTTATAAATCTTATTGGAGCGGGACCTTTATTTACGTTTTCAAAAAATACTATCATATCACGTTCATAGTTAAAAAATTTTGTGGCTTCTTTAATTTCTCCATACATTTTTTGGTCTGTAAAAGCAAAATCTGTCCAATTTTGTTTCATTTTATAACCCTTTTTTTCTAACTCATCATAAAAACCAGGATTTTGTGGTTGCTCAAGAATTACTCTTTTAACTAATCTAACCAAATCTGACTCGGTTAATCTTACTACTTTTTTCATAATAATGTTTTATTATAAATATACCATAAAATAAAAAAATTACTCTTCATCAAAACGTCTCTCAATATTAACAGGTTCCACAAATGTCCCCTCAAGTTCAGACATTTCTTCCTTATACTCCTCAACAGTCTCAACTGAATAGATGGGAGCAAATAATGGACGACGATTAAATGGAACATTATCTCGGTTTTCCCATTCCTCCAATTCTTTTTCAATATTAGGGATTTGTCGTTTTACATATGAATATTTGTACCACTTCTCGTAGTCCTCACGTGTGGGAACAAATTTAACGTCACCGTAGTTTTGAACATTCAAATTAGGGTTGTTTGTATAAACATTAAGAATACCCTCATCACCATTATACTGATAACATAACTCCTGAAGAGTATATGGGTTTGTTATACCTTTATCTTCCCAACTTCTTCCATAGGAATTAATTTTACAGATATAAAAATATCCGTCTTCAAAAGAATAAATTTGACTGTTAATCTTGTCTTTCAATTCAACAAGTTGTTCTATTGTATAATTAGATAAATCCATAGGACAAATATAAAACAAAAACCCCAATCAAACAAATGAATGGGGGTTTAAAATTTATTTTATAATTAATTATGTTTTAATTCGTAAAATTTTTAATATTGCCGCCCCAGGAATAATAATTTGTACTATACCGGCTAATGCGACAAGTAAGTTTTCTTTTTCCAACCCAGACAAAATTTTACCAGTGGACAACTCATCTCTTTTTTTAGTTAAGTCTCTTTTTATACTTTCTAATTCTTGTATTTTACGTTCAAGAACTCTTTTTATATGATTTTCTCGAACTTGACTAAGTTTTGATTGTAGTTTACGTATTATTTTTTCTAAAAAGAAAATTACTTTATCATAAGTTTTAATTAATGTATTTTTAATATCTTCTTTTTTATTTTGAATATTCTGTTTTCTGATGATTTTAATTTCATTTGCTAATGCTTCAATTTCATCTTCTAATTGCTCTTCATTATCAATAAGAGTGTCAATTATGGGGTTGTTTGTTTGTTTTTTCCCAACAATTTCCACAGGTGGTGTTGTGTTTCTTTTTCCGAAAATTTCCACAGGTGGTGTTGTGTTTCTTTTTCCGAAAATTTCCACAGGTGGTGTTGTTCCTATATATTGTTCAGAAATAACTCTTTTAACTAATCTTATTAAATCTGATTCTGTTAATCTTATAACTTTTTTCATAATATTTTAATTTATATATAAATATGTCGTAAAACAAAAACCCCCTTGTTTCCAAGGGGTTTAATTATATATCAATAGGTTTGTTATGATATAATTTGTACTATCTCTTGAGCAGTTGCCGCACAATATTGTTTTTTGGTATTAAACACTACAAAATAACCTCTATCAGCAATTAAGTGAGTAATTCCTTTTGCATTAAATGCCTCTTTCATATCCTCAACACCTTTAGGTCCACAAGACTTAGTGTTACTAGGTACTGTAGGAACAGTAAAAGTTACATTACTATTAGATTGAGTATCCGATTGTCTGTTATTTGGATTTGGTGTTGTAGGTTGTTCAAGAATTACTCTTTTAACTAATCTTATTAAATCTGATTCTGTTAATCTTATAACTTTTTTCATAATATTTTAATTTATATATAAATATGTCGTAAAACAAAAACCCCCGTCAAAAAAATGAATGGGTTTTTTATTTATTTTTACATTTGATTTTTTAGTTTATCTTCAAGACCTCTTAAATCATCTCTTTTTGTTGTATAAACTCCGAACCCTTTATCATCATCTTGATTAGCTCCGAAACCTTTTTTCAATTTACTCAAAATTAAATTTCCAACAACTTCAGGTTTTTCCATGATAAAATTAGCTAAGTCAATTAATTCATCATTTCCTTTTTCTGAGAATTCAAAACTAGATAAGATATCATCAAGTATTCTATTTATTTCTCTTGATTCTGCTTTAGTTGCAATATCGTCCTCTTTTAAAAATAATTTAACATTACCTGACTTGGTATTAATTAATTTTGAAAAGTTTTCTGTAACAACATTCATTCCTCCTGTATGTTGATTACGTATGGAGTTCTTCTCTTCCTCCGTTAAGTTATTTAATAAATGTTTCATAATTTGTTTGTTTACTATAAATATATCTACTTTTTAAAACTCCATGTTAATTCTCTTAATCTCTATTCCAAACTTATCGGAATAATATTTCTCAATACCTTCACCCACCGAATTTCCAAATAAACCACGCATCTTTTCAAAAAAAGAATAATCAATCCATAATGTTCCAGATTTATTTCTGTGGGCAATTCTTACAGGGTGACCATCACTATCAATATCTTTCCTACTAAAGAAATTAATATACCCATCCTCATCAACGGTCATTTCAACATCACCATAGGTAGTATCCATGTACCTCTTAATAACCTCATTTAACTTACTCTCGGTGATAATATATTTCATGTAACAATAAATATATACCAAATAAAAAACCCCTTAAGATTAAGGAGTTTTAATTTTTTTTAGAAATACCTTTTACATATCATTCCAACGTTTGGGATTAAACCATCCAAGATGTCTGCCGGTTTCCTTAAAGCTTTGACGATTATTATCATCATCTTGCTCTTCTTCCTCATCATTATAGTCTTCTTCATCTTCTTCACCAAGAATAGCATAGTTCAACTCGTCAAGAACTATATACTTATCAATTTCCTCATCATTTGCATTCAAAAAGATATCACGACCAAGATATTTCACCAACGGGGTACCCTCTTCAACATAATCATTATATAACTCAATAATATCACTTGGTGATGCCGATTCACCTCCAAATTCCATTCTAACTCCCTTGAAACCTTTAGATATGAAAATATCCTTTTCTTCATGTCTGTTTTCATTAACCTTACGTTTTGATTTAGGTTTATCTTCCATATCTCTAACAATAGAAAATACATCCTCAAGTTTAGATAACGCTTCTTTCTTATCTTCATCATTAATTGAATTTCTCAACGAATGTAATAATGTGTATAAATCTTTTCCTTTTTCTTTTGGGGAACTTTCTTCTTTAACAACTCTTTTAACTATTTTAATCAAATCTGATTCTGTTAATCTTACAACTTTTTTCATATTAATATTTTATAATAATGTTTTATCTCGTGATTGTTTTTAATCTCCATATATATTCTTTACAAGTAATTTTTCCTGAAGTATCTGTAAAACAAGCAAAATTTATTGTTTTATCACCACTCTTAAACCCAATCCATTTATTTTTATTATTTGGTACAACTTCAGAGCCTGTCATAGCATCTTGCTTAAAATACGCTTCAGCAGGTTTTCCTCCAATATCTTGAGTATTTGCTAATATACTATTATATTCTGACGTAATTTTACCCTGTGTTGAATGTCCGGCAAAATTCATAGACCCCCAATTTCTTATTCTGTATGTTGTGCCATTAGTATCGGAAATATCCATATATTGTCCTTTATCGTCATGAGTACCTTTATTACTGTCAAAAGTTCCTGGTATTGGGGGATTGTCAATCAAACTTTGTGGAATTACTGATTGGTCAGTAATTTCAATAATATTTGTTGGTTGGGTAGTAGTACTACTATTAACTTGTTCGATAATCAATGGTCTAACATCACCAATGGTTGATTCCATTAAATTGTAAAATCTGTTTTTGTATTGTTCTATATTTCTCATAATAATAAATATACCACAAAACAAAAAAGGGGGTAGGGGGAATTGAACGACGGAAAAAAATATTTTTTATTTTATACAAAAATAACATCCCACACCGCAGTAGAATCTCCGTTTTTGTCTTTAGGAAATAATAATGTAAACATGGTTCCAATATTTTCTTCAATATCTGAACCCTCGTCATAAGCGTGATAACTACGACCACCTGTATTTAGTATAATTTGATATACAGGATATGTCTCATTTCTAAATTTCCAATTTTTTGTTTTTATCTCAACATCACCATTAAACCATTCGTATTCAGATAATAAGTTCTCAACATAATCCTTTAAGAAATTAACTTTCCTCATTTGTAAATTCTGAGACTCGGTGATAACGTATTTCATATAACAATAAATATATACCAAATAAAAAACCCCACTATGTTGTGGGGAGTTAAATTTAGATTTAGTTTGTTGAATATGAATTTAAATCGGGGTAGTCATTTAACAAATCATTATTTAAATATAAGACCTTATTTTGACCATTATTTCTGATAAAAGATTTTACTAACGTAACAACATCACCAGACCAATCTTTACTAATTGCCATTACATTATGCCCTTCACAAACAACACCATAAAAATCAGGGTCATTCATTATTTTACTCCAAACGTTTTTGGATTCGTTGGTTGCGGAATCAGATGAAGAAGCATACCCCAAAAATTTTATAAAATCTTGATATATTATATAACCTAAACCAATACCTTGTAACTGAGGGTGAACACCTTCTCTAAAATGTATTCGATTAAATTTGCCGCTAGCTTCAATATACATACGACCAATAAAATGGTCCATTACTTCTGATTCTAAATCGTCACCCAAAGATGAAACGTATCTATAAAACTCATTAGGTAGAGTATTAAATGCCATCACTTGATAATACCCCTCACTTATCCTGTTAAAAGTAAATGTTGGGTTATTTGATGAACTTGTTTGTTCAGAAGAAAATATGTTTTCTCTTTTATTTTCATTAATTACTCTTTTAACTATTTTAACCAAATCTGATTCTGTTAATCTTATAATCTTTTTCATATTACAATAAATATATACCAAATAAAAAACCCCTCATATCAGAGGGGTTGTATAACTTAATATTGGTTTAGTAATTTTGTTGTTTAAACAATTCTTTTACTAAACGAGAAGATGTTAAAGCAATACCTCTTGGGTCATTTGGTTCAGTATCATATATAAGTGTACCGCCGAACAATACTTTTATTTTACCAGACTCTGAAGACAAAGTAACTAATCCTCCGACATTTCTGTTTTCACTACTAAATAATTTAAAATTTATTTTATTACTTTCAGTAGAATTCTCAGGTTTTGTTTTATACTCGCCTGAAAAATCATTTAAATAATCCGTTAAGTTTTTTTCAAAATTTTTAAGTTCATTAATGTCCTTTTGACTAACCGTAGGTTGTGATTGAATCTGTGATTGAATCTGTGATTGAATCTGTGATTGATTATCAGGTTTATTTTGTCCAACAACTAATTCGATATCCGATGGTCCCATCTTTTGGGATTTATCATTTTTAGTTTGATAAATAAATTTAGAATTACCATTTTTAACAAATCCCGTAATTAATCTCTTTTCCATCATTCCATTAGATAGTACTTTTACATACTCTAATTGATTCCACATATTATCAACAGGTGTTATCTTTTGTATTTGGTAAGTTGTTGTACCAATTCTAAATTTTTTTGGTTGTGTCTGTTCACTAATAACTCTTTTAACTATTTTAACCAAATCAGACTCGGTTAATCTTACAATTTTTTTCATATTAATATTTTATTATAAATATAACACAAAAATAAAAAAACCCCTCCATTTAAAAAGGGGTTTAAGATAATAAAATTATCGGATTATCTACAACAAGATGAATCACAACAATTTCCCTCACAATGATTTTTATCACAGTGGTCCATACCACAACACTCAGTCTGTTTAACACAGTCCTTATGAGTATCACAACATGATGAACTCTTTAATGACCCACAACTAAACAAACCAATAGATAACATAACAACCAATAATTTTTTCATAATATATAATGTTTACTATAAATATAACACAAAAATAAAAAAAGGTATATCATAAAATATGTTTTGTCTCGTGACATTTTTATAGTAGTATTTGTTACGAAACCACCATCAGAAATAATTTATTTCTTTAAAGATTCTTTCCACCCAAAATAAAAACCTACACCAACAATTATGTTCATTCCAAAAGACGCAATAACCTCATAAATGTCGTTATAAACATTAAGTGATAGATGAACATGACCAACAACCCAAAATGGAATAGATAGATTCTCAGCAATCCATATGATAAGATATTTTAAAAATTCTTTCATATAAATAAGTATCTAAAAACAATAAACCCCTCATCAAACAAATGAATGGGGTTTAAATTAATTTTTATTTAAAAATTTAACTTCAGATTCATTAAATAATGGTTCACCATATTTTGTTTTGTCTGACCATTGTTTTTGTCTTGTTAAAAAGTAATTAGTATTATTAACAATAATTTGAGCAACGGTGTCCGCACTATGTTCATTACTATTTAACATTGAATCTAATAATGATTTAATTTCATTAATATACTCTTGTTTAGCATTAGAAGTTTGACCTGTTGTTACAATTTGTTCACTAATAACTCTTTTAACTATTTTAACCAAATCAGACTCGGTTAATCTTACAATTTTTTTCATATTAATATTTTATTATAAATATATTACAAAACAAAAAAACCCCTCCATTTAAAAAGGGGTTTAAGATAATAAAATTATCGGATTATCAGCTTCCTTCTATTCTTTTCATAAGTGGGTCAACAATTCTTGAATAGTCTGCCCCCAAATATTCTCTCAAAGAGGTTAACAAATCTTTACCGTTAGGCTTTCCATAAGTTCTTTGGATTTCTTTCCATCCTTCCTTGGTTTCAATCTGATTTAAAATTGAGGCAACTCGGTCTTTACCCGTTTTTGTTTTGAACGAACCTAACCAAAATAACAAGTCCTTTGCCATTGTCCAATAATCCAATTCTTTTTGTTCACTTATAACTCTTTTAACTAATCTTATTAAATCTGACTCTGTTAATCTTACAACTTTTTTCATAATATATTAATTTATATATAAATATATCAATAAACAAAAAAAGGGGGGTAGGGGGATTAAACCACTATTGCTCTAATAGTTTTAGTTCTCACAAAAAAAGGATTTGGTTCAGAATTAAATGACTCACCCATAATAAATATCCTTTTACCTTTATGTTCCTCCAAGAATGTTAAAATAAATTCCATGGACGTTAATATAAAATCAACCGTTTCGTATTCATCTCGGCTCACAAATTCTTCTCTTATAGAATTAAATTTTGAGGTTAATTGATGTTCCCTAATTATAGATACGGTATTTGTGCGAGCTAAAAAACTTTCCCCATCAATAAAAATTGATGGTGAGTCAATGATTTGAAATTCATATGTTGTTCCCTTTCTTATTATTATCTCAATTTGATAATCAAGTATTTCTTTAAGCTCTTGTTCTGTTGTATTCATATTATATATAAATATCTAAAAACAAAAAAGGGGGTAGGGGGAATTGAACGAAGGAAAAAAATTATTTTTTATTTTTAATTTTTTTTCTATATGTGATTTTATCTTCACTCCCATAAGGTCTCATATCAAAATCAATACAATCAATATCTTCACCAATAATATCAGAAAAATATTTAATAAGTATTTTTGAGAATACCTTCTTCCTAAAA